GGTTTTTGTGGAGATGGCCAATGTGATGACGCTAATGGCGAAAATAGCGACAACTGCCCTGATGATTGCTCAGAACAAAATATCTTAACAATATTTGGATTAAAAATAAAAAAATCTAATTTTGTAATTGGATCAACCCTAATATTGGCTTTAATAACATTAACAGCAATAATCATGGTTTTAATCCATAGGTATAAAAATAGTAAAACCAAAAAATAAAGGCCAGATGTTTGAAACAGGAAATGGCGGGCCCGGGGGCAGAGAAGCAAAGCCGGATGATAAAATAAGTCTTGCACAAGCAGAGATTATCAAACAGACAAATTACAGAGAGTTTGTAAGACTAAACAACGCAGGAAAGATAGCAACTGAATAACAGAAGCTATTTTGCCTATTGACAAGCAGTTATTTTAAACTTTACTATATAAACAGATAAATCTTCCTAACCCCCTAAAAAGGCCTGGTAAGAAATCAGAACAGATTTTTTTACTATGTCAGCAAGAGCAACAACATTAGCACAAGCGTTTTCAAACAAAGTCTTAATCGAGATGTACGATAAATCTCCAATTGAGGAAATCGTCAATCGAGAATATGAAGGGGAAATAAACGGAGTCGGATCAAAGTTGAACATGCTTAACTTTGATAGAGTTACCGAAAAAGACTATGCAGGTTCAGCCCTTACCGCAGATGATATAACAGAAAATAATGCAACCCTCACAATTGATAAGCAAAAATCCTTCTACTACAAATTAAAAACTCTTGACAACTGGAAGTCTTACATTAAAGATCCGCACCCAAAGATTGTGGTTCAAACAGCAGAAGAAAGACGAAGAAATATGTTAATCCACATCCTCGGATTTTACGGAGATGTAGCCGCAGGCAACAGAGTCGGAACAAATTATACAACCGGAACAGTTACAGTTGATGTTACCACAGGAGCAGTTACCGGATCAGGTACGACATTTACAGCCGCAATGGTAGGCCGGGGATTTAAGGCAACAGGACACACAAAGTGGTATAGAGTAAAAACCTACACTTCAGCAACAGCAATCGTAATTGAAGACGATAAAGATGATATAACAAGCGCATACACAGGCGGAGCAATTGCAGGCGGAACGGCATATACAATTGAAGCAAACTTAGCAGTTGCGATAACGACATCCAACTTACTCCAAAAGGTGGCAGATGTAAAACAAAAATTGGATGAAGTACAGCAATATGGATACAATGCGGTCCCATCAGAAAATAGATTTATGTTTGTTCCTCCGGCATTCTCAAATATGTATTACAGAGCAACAGGAGTAGCGCTTCATGTTCCGGATGTATATTCTGATTTAGTCAAAAAAGGTCTTCAAGGAGAATTACTCGGATTCAAGATATTTGTAACTAATGATCTTTCGGGAAATAACACAGATGGTTGGAGATTAATTGCAGGACATCCAAACTGGATGACATTTGCGGAAAAAGTATTGCAAAATGCAATCGAAGAAGATTTGATTGGGGACTTTGGAGTAGCATATAAAGACCTATTCGTATACGGAGCAAAGGTTGCAGATAAAAGACGTTCACAAGCGGCAGAATTGTTCTGCACATTCTAAAGCTAAGATAGGTAAGTAATATTAAAGCCTAAAGTTTTAATAAAGCCTAAAGTTTTATAAAGAAGCATTGGGCGATAATAAAACAAAAAGGCTTTTTTTAATGTAAAAATATATGCCAGCATTTGAATTAAAATCACAGTTACCAATAAAAACTCAAACAGAAATTGATAGGATCAATGCTATTTCTGCGGCAAACAGAACTACACTTGAAGCAAATTTTATAGCCGCCAGACTTCAATATGCAACAAATAGAGTCCTGAGATACGATTCCGATGCAATTAAGACTCCTCAAACTCCTGATCCTCAATCTTCAACTGCCAATATTTTGGAAGCGGAAGGGAATACCCTTCCTGCCGGTTATTCGGGATTTAAAAGGGGAGCAAGATTTTATGATTTAGATAAAACAGGACAGAATGTTTATAAGAATGTTGGAGATGCTGATAGCGCAGTTTGGATATTAGAAGAAGCAGGGGAAGGTTCCCCAAGCCCATCCTTGTCTATCTCTTTGTCTCCTTCCTTGAGCCCTTCCTTGAGCCCTTCCTTGTCAACATCGCCATCCGTAAGCGTAAGTCTTTCTCCTTCAGTCTCGGTAAGTTTGAGCCCCTCTCTGTCTCCCTCCCTCAGTGGATCTCTTTCTCCTTCAGTTTCAGTGTCCTTGAGTCCCTCTATTTCCGTCTCGCTTTCTCCTTCCTTGAGCCCTTCAGGCAGTCCTTCTCCGTCTGCTTCGCCATCTGTTAGCGCTTCCGCCTCGGTTTCTCCATCCGTTTCCGTCTCTCTTTCCCCAAGCGCATCAGAATCACCTTCAGTCTCAGTCAGTCTTAGTCCTTCCGTTTCCGTCAGCTTAAGCCCTTCAGTCTCAGTCAGTCTTAGTCCTTCCCTCACCCCTTCAGTTTCGGTCAGTTTGAGTTTATCTCCATCACCCTCCCTCTCAGTCAGCCTTAGCGGATCTCCAAGTCCGTCTTTATCGGGAAGTTTATCGATTTCTCTTTCCCCAAGCGCAACTGCGAGTCCATCGGCCTCGGTTTCTCCAAGCGCGTCTCTTTCTCCCTCTCCAAGCCTGAGTGCGTCTCTCAGCCCCTCTCTCAGTCCATCAATTTCCGTCAGCGCTAGCTTATCTCCATCTCCAAGCGTGAGCGTTTCTCTCAGCCCTTCCATTTCAGCAAGCCGTTCGGTTTCTCTCTCTCCATCCCTGAGTCCATCTCTGTCTTTCAGTCTTTCGCCTTCCCCATCAAGCTCAGTCAGCGCATCAGAATCACCAAGTCCGTCATTTCCGGATATATAGAAAAGGAGTTAAATTATGGGAGCATGGCCATTTAGAGGAAATAGGGGAGACTTTTTTACAAAGATCACATCGGATACAACTGAGAGAGAAATCGTACCGGGATACGATAGCATGTTTGCCAGTATCTATGCCCTTATTATCACAAACACTTCCGCCACAGCATGTAAAGTTACTCTTAGAGATGGATTAGCCGGAAACGTAAGAGCAGTATTGGATATTCCAACAAGACAATCTGTAATTGTTCCCCTTCCGGACAAAGGAGTTATGGAACAACTGACAAAAAACAAACCATGGACATTAACTTGCACTACTTCAGTTGATTCTATTGAAGTAACCGCATTCTTCAAGAACGAGTAATCCTCTTGACAAATCCCACTTTTTTAAGTTACGATATATGTATATATTATGCACATATCAATAAAAGGCTTGGTTTCAATAGTAATTCCCGCCCGCAATGAGCCTTATCTAAAAAAAACAATTGAGGATATGCTTGTTAAAGCCACCGGTCCAATAGAAGTAATTGCAGTTTTAGATGGCTACTGGCCGGATTACTCAGAGATAATAGAAGATTCCCGAGTTATTTACCTAAATATTCCCGAATCAAGAGGAATGAGAAACGCAATTAATTCTGGTGTTGCTGTATCAAGAGGGGAGTATATTCTCAAATGTGATGCCCATGTAATGTTTGAAAAAGGTTTTGATGAAGTTTTGAAAGCCGATTGTAAGGAGAATTGGGTAGTAGTTCCAAGACGATATGCTCTTGATCCGGAGAAATGGAAAGTTATCAACAATCCTAAATATCCTGTTGATCGAATGTATCTTTCAACTGATTTACATGGTATGCCTTGGGTTGAAGCTAATAAAGATCAATTAATTGAGGATACACCTTCTAGTCAGGGTAGCTCTTGGTTTATGAGGAAAACTTACTATGAGTTCTTGGAATTATTGGATGAAAAAAGCTATGGGACCTTCTATAATGAATTTCAGGAGATCGGACTTAAGGCTTGGCTTTCGGGCGGAAAAGTTGTTGTTAATAAAAAGACATTTTATTCTCATTGGCATAAACCTTCTGATGTTGGACGCGGTTACTCTTTAGATAAGGGTGAAAAAGAAAAAGCCCTAGCTTACCTTGAGAATTGGAAAAAAGGGAAAGGATGGCATAAGCAAATATATTCTTTAAGTTGGTTTAAAGATAAGTTCCCAGGTATGCCAGGGTGGTAATATGAAAAAAATTGATCTTAGCACAAAGACTTATCCTAATGTTTATGCTTTTGTCGATGATGCGGATTTTGAGCTTTTAAATCAATGGAAATGGTCGACTAATTCTATTGGTTATGCCGTTAGGTTTAAATATATAGGGAGAATTAATGGAAAACCTAAATACAAACCTGTTTATATGCATAGGGTAATTAATAATACTCCAATCGGATTAGAAACAGATCATATTGATAGAAATAAATTAAACAATCAGAGGCATAATTTGAGATCAGTTAATAAAAGTCAAAATGGTAGAAATAAAAATATTAATCCTAGAAATACTTCTGGTTTTACTGGTGTTTATTGGTTTAAAAGGTTAAAAAAATGGAGAGCTAGAATATTGATTGATAGAAAAGAAATCAGTTTAGGATATTTTTTAAATATTAAAGATGCAGTTATTGCGCGGGAAAAAATGATAGTTAAATTAAATTTATGATAACTAGTTCG